TCATTACCGTGACTATGAATAAGATGGATGTCGTTTGATCGAACTAGATTTAGTACGCACTTCTCGAATTTAGAATTAGTAAACCATGGAGTTAAATTGATACACTCTTCAATATATTTCCATAGTGTACATTTAACTAACTCGTCTTTAGTCCACCGACTATAAAGATTTACTTGAGAATAATCATGATAAACATGATCTTGCCAACCTAGTGACAAATTTGACTTTAGACTATAGTATAAAATTTCACTTCGGTTGTTGTAAGGAACTGCATCATCATAAACGGTAAGATTCATCAGATACCCAATAATTTACGTTGGCGTTCAAAATATCCTCGAAGAATCCAAGAACTACTATTCATTTTATCATCTCCACCCACCCCAAATTCAAACTGAACTCGGGGATTGTCTCCATACATATCAAGTTCTGGTGTATTTCCAGACCCACGATCACCACCATTGCAAAATACAACAGTCTCTGCAATTTCTAGACACTTAGCAATTGCGCCACATGCAGATCCAACATCATCATCTGGAACAGTAACAACTGCATCGACCATATTAAGATGACGTACAATCTCTGCACGTTCAACCCAAGATAAAAAGTATTGACCTTTCTTTGCAGTCAACCATTCATTAGTATTCAGTCCCACTACAAGATAGTCAGAAAAATCTTTCGCTCTCTTAAAGTAAGATATATGTCCACTATGAATAGGATCAAATCCCCCTGTAACCAGACTCACTTTTTCAAAAAACATTAGATAACAAAACCAAACTTCTCTCTAGCAATTTTTTTATATGGACCGCCAGGATTCTCCTCGCGGATTTGCTTGATAGTATTTAGTTTCTGATAGAGAGCTGCATCACCACCCAAGCGCAGAGCGCTAACGATGGTATTCAATTCTTTATCGTTGATAGGAAGATCCATATTTTTTGTGTTAGTAAGGTAATTATACAGGAGTTCGTTCGCTTTTGCAAACAAGTTATTTATTTTCCAAATGAATATTAAACGCTATAGATATTCGCGGTTTCTCACATTTGTGAAATGGAACGTAATGCAATAAATCAGCTGGAAAAAATATTAGTTGATTATTTTTTGAACTGTGATGCCACCTACAGTAATATGAAGATTGTGGCATCTCTTCTCTAAAGAGTTTATCTCTTACAGTATTATGATAATGGTGAGTCGCTGAAGGATTCATCATTATCAATTCCGTATTCTCACATCCATCAACAAAGTAAACTCCAGCAAACAGAACATGATCTTGTTGAAATGGTGATATGTGATAGTGAGGATCTTGTCCAGTGCCCTCTCTATAATAATTCCACCAGGGTTGATTAATAAAATATGAATGTTTTTGGAGGTTTAATTCGCGGGAAAAAATTGCATATTCTTCCGAGAACCTATCTATAGGATAGTTGACTTCATCATCTCGTCGAATAGAAGTATCGCAAGAGCAATTAACCTCTGGGTGTGGATAATTTTTCTTCTGATCACACAATATTTCCTCTATCAATATCTGTCGATCTTCTTCATTGAGAAGATTGTCAATAATTTTAATTGGATATCCAAATAAAAAATTCATGCGAAAAATGATTCTAGACTTACTTTCTTTTCCACAGACCAACCAATAGCATTAAGGATAATCTTCATCGGTTCTACAAAAGATTTGTTGAACTGTGCATCATAATCAATATACTTTTCAAGATCCAGTTCTTTCGGAAACTCTTGGATGAAAGAGAAAACATTCTCTTGAATAGTATTAGGTGTTTTCAAATAACAGAACTTGATCTTCTCACCACTCTGAATTGCAGCATACTTTTTATCAAGTCCCGCTTTCTTAGTATAGTGGTTGTATAAGATTGCACCACGAACGTGAATAGGACAACCTTTATTATACATGTCAGTCCGAGATTCCCACTTCTTAATTTCAGATACACTACGGGGGAATGCGATTTCATCTGGGCGAAGTTTCTTAAACTCTTTACGAGCGTTCTCAATGAAATCGATGACATCATCCTCTTCTTTCGTCATGATGATCTCAAGTGCATCTTTAATGTATTGACGGCAAGGTGCAGGAGTTGAGGTTTTGATCGCCTCAATACCCATCATCTTCAGTTTAGGTTTCTCATAACGAACACCCTCACTGTCCCACACACGAAGGATATAACGTTTCTTACCTGTCCAGATTCCACGTTCCGCGATGTTCTCGCGTTTCATCACCATTTTGTTTTCGTAGGCGTTGAGGTAGTCCGCCAACTCTTCGTAAGAACTTTCAATATACTTCTCAAGTTCCATGTGAGACACCTTATCAAGGAAATTGACAATCTCTTCAGTAGAAGCCTCTCTTCCCTTGAATACAGCATCAACGAAAGGACCCATATTAAGATAAATGGAATCGGTATCAATAGCAATGACATAATCTACTCCATCAGATTTCAAAACTTTGTTGAGGTAACTATTCATCTTCTCTTCGATCCACTGAATCGATACCTGTCCCGATAGAGTGATCGCCTCTGCATTTGCAAGTTTGTAGTATCGGAAATACTCATTACCAATCGCACCATAAGCAGAGTTCAGTGCAATCTTTTTAGCCATCTGAATATTGTCACAACGTGAGATCTCCTTCTCCAATGCTTTGGTGGGAGTCTTCTCATACGCTTTCTTCGCCTCGATCATCTTCTTCTTGAAGATGACACGTTCACTATACATCTTCTCCATAAGTTCTGGTAGGAACCCACGGACATCCTTGCGATACATTGCACCATTAGCACAGACCGCACTATCTTTATACATCTCAAAGGTAAGTTCTTTCTTCAGAACTTTATCAACAGTCACACTGGGGTGACGTTGTTCAATCAAAGTCTCTGGTGAGATGTTGTACTGCATGATCAAGTGAGGATACAGTGAGTTAAGGTCAAAGTTGACTACCCACTCGTATGCACCTGGGATGGGTTCTTTCACGAACGCACCCGCATACTTTTCACTCTTACTATTGCGTTCCTTCTGAGGAATCACAATATTCTTCTTAAGAAGATAGTTGTAGATAATAGCATCCCAGGTTCGTACCTGATATGCAATGTCATTGAAGTTCACCTTAGCGTCAAACGCACGGGTGAAACACAAGTCAATCAGACGTAGTTTATCCTCAAGACGGTCAACCAGTTCCACGTCAACGATGTTGTATTCAACAAACTTCTGCCAATCGTTTGTATAGAACTCTCGGAAGGTATCATATTCAGAGTGATCCAGTTTGTTCTGACCCAACTCCATGAAGGCGATATGATCCAATCGATAACTCTCTTGGTTTGGGGTTGCAGGAGACTTCTTATACAGGTCCAGGTAGTCCAGAATAGACACACCCGCAATCTCTGTACTGAGTTGTTTCCGACCCATGATCGTGACCTCTTTGACACGCACCACATTCCACGGAGAGAGACGTTTGGCGTACTTCTCTCCCATAAGACGGGTGATCCTACCAACCAGGTAGGGCATGTCATACAGTTCGTTGTTCCACCCCGTGACGACCTCTGGCGTGTTATTCTGCCACCAGTCCATGAACTTGGTGATGAGTTCATACTCACCATCACAGTACACAAATCTGACATTCTTCTGATCAACCTTTGCGGGACGAGATCCAAAGGTAGTAATCTGTTTAGTGTTATAATCCTGAACTGTAATCAGTAGAAGTTCTTCAGCGCAGTTGAATACATCGGGGAATCCACTCTCCGCTGCAACCTCAATATCGATTGTAATAACTTTGATCTTTGAGATATCAAATTTGATTTCATCCTCAGGATAGTTCTGAGCGATGTATTGATACACGAATCGGTCATTCCCATAGACCTTGAATCCATTCACATCATTATACTTGTCCAAGAATTCACGACACTCTCGGATAGTACCAGGGCGAATAGGTTCTACATCTTGACCATCAAGGGTTTTATATTTACTTTCTCGTTTTGACGGAACGAAAAACCTGGGTTGAAAGGGTTCACGTTTCGTGAAGTGTTTGCCGTTTTCATATCCACGGACAAGGATATCATTACCAAGGAGAACAACGCTCGTGTAGAACTTCATTTAGTGAGGGTCAAATAATCATTAAGTAGGTCATCTTTGGGGTCAACCAAAGTCAAGATCTTATCCGATGAAATCATAATGTCATCGGTCTGGTCAGTCAAATTTTCCAACCAAGGTCGGAGTCCATCCACAATATGTGGTCGAATTAAACGGCAATCTGGTTCACCAAGTTCAGAAATAACTTGACCAATTTTTGAAATAAGGATTGTCCCGTCAACCAGAACAATTATCTGAATTAAATCATCCATTTAGTACCTCAAAGTTATCTACAAGAGTTTCTCCTTCTTCGAGTTCCTCTCCCATTCTGTCCTTATAGGAATTAAGAATATCTTCCTTAGGAGTTGTAAACGATACAATCCAATCTGGATTGACCCGAATTTCTTCATCATCCGTCAAAGGCATCCAAGACCAAAATCTTACTGCATACTCCTTTTCAACTTCACCTTCTTCTGCATCGAAATCAACAGATGGAGTTACCAGTTCCACACAGAAAGGATCTTTAAAAGCAATAGAAACTACTCTATCACTTTGATCTACTTTTGCTTGAACATCTGCAATGACTGTTTCTCCCGACTTCAGAAGAGCTAATTTAATTGACATAACTACAATTTACCTCCCACTAGGATACCACAAAAAAAGGAAGGCGTCAAACCTTCCTTGATAATTTATACAGTTGGTGGAGTGAATGTTCTGACCAGTTGCGGTCGGACTAACGCAACCTTATCCCTGTTAACCAAGGCATCAATGGAGGTTTTGTAAGTATCCGTCATAATCCTGGGGAACAATCCAATTCCAATGATGGGAACCAAAAGACAACTAATGATGTAGATCTCTCTGGGTTCTGCATCGACAAGGTTTGTATGATTGACAAGTTCCAAGTTCTCTTTACCAAAGAAGATCTCTCGCAACATGGACAGAAGATAAATCGGAGTCAGGATCACACCGATCGCAGCAAGAATACAAATGAATGCACGGAAAGGAACAGAATACATCGTATCAGTTGCAAATCCAGCAAAGACCATCAGTTCACTTGCGAATCCACTCATACCTGGCAGTGCCAAGGATGCCATGGAACACACTACCCACATTGCAAACATAATCTTCATACTCTTACCAACTCCACCCATTTCAGCGAGTTCGAGAGTATGAGTTCGATCATACGTTGCACCCACCAGGAAGAATAGAGACGCACCAATCAGACCGTGACTGACCATCTGGAGCATCGCACCACTCGTTCCGAGAGCACTGTAACTACCGATACCAATGAGAACGAATCCCATGTGACTGATCGAGCTGTATGCGATCTTCCGTTTGAGATTCCTTTGTGCAAAGGACGTAAGTGCAGCATAGATGATGTTAACAACACCAAGGACGATAAGGACTGGAGCAAATACAGAATGTGCATCAGGCAAGAGTTGACAGTTGAATCGCAGAAGTGCATATCCACCCATCTTCAGCAGAATACCTGCAAGCAACATGTGAACTGGTGCAGTTGCTTCACCGTGTGCATCGGGTAACCAAGTATGCAAAGGCACGATTGGAAGTTTGACACCAAAGGCAATCAAGAATCCCGCATAACACCAGAGTTGGAAGTTCTTAGGGAATCCCTGAT